CACCATCCCCATGCAACGCCGACCGAAATGCACAGGGATTGGACCAAAGTCGGACATGATCTGCCGACCATCCAGATCGAGCGCATAGCCCGCCTCATCATACGGATAGTCAAAATACTGCGGATTGACGCTGACCATATTTTCATATGAGCAAGACGGGCAGATGCATGTCATCCCACCTTCACCGCCACCAGCCTTGCCAGCCCTGACCACCGGCGCAAATAGATCACCATCCGGGCAATGGTCTTCAAGGTTGGTAGTGTAGTCCAAAACCAAGCAATCCGTCTTGCCTTCGTGCAGGCGCAACCCGCGCCCGATGATCTGCTGCAAAAGGCCAACGCTTTCGGTCTTGCGAAGGATGGCAATCAGATCGACGTGGCTTGCATCGAAGCCCGTGGTCAACACCGACACGTTCACCAGATATTTGATCTGCTGTGCCTTGAACCGCTTCAGGATGTTGTCGCGCTGGGCTTTAGGGGTTTGCCCTGTGACGATCTCGGAAAGCTCTGGCGGCAGGCTGGCCATGATTTCTTGCGCGTGCTTCACGGTGGCAGCAAAGAACATCACGCCTTTTCGGTTGGCCGCCTGAGCCACCACGTCGCCCACAATCGCCGCTGTCTTGCGCCCTTGGCCGTGATAGGCCCGGTCCACTGCGTCAGCATCAAACTGGCCACGGCTGTTCAGCGCAAGACCGCTGGTGTCGTATCCACTGGCATTGATGGCCCCGATTACCGGCGGTGTCAGGTAGCCCATGCCGATCAGTGCGCGTGCATCTATTTTGTAGACGCACTTCGCAAAGTAGGGGGAAAATGCCTTATCTTCTCCGTTAATTTGCCCGCTTTCATGCTCTTGAAATATCCATCCTGACCCTAAACGGTAAGGCGTGGCCGTCAACCCGCACACGCGCAGGTTAGGATTGCCTTCGCGCATTGCTGTGATGATGTCCCGCACCGTTGGCGTGATGCCGTGCGCCTCGTCCAGAATGACCAGTGCATATCCGCTTGGCCCCTGCATTTGAAAACGGCTGATCTTGTTCTTAACGGTCAGCGGAGAGCCAAACACCACCGGATGCCGCAGTTCCTTTGCACCGGCACTGGCAGAGAACGTGCTGGCCCGGTTCCCCGTGGCCAAAAACTTTTCGCGGTTCTGCATCACCAACTCGGCACTGGGGGCAAGGCACAACACGCGCTTGCCAGTCATGGCGTGGATTACGCGGGCGATCTCGGCGATGATGTGTGACTTTCCCGCGCCTGTGGCCGCGTCGATGATGAACGGTGCCGCGCTGCGCTTCATCCATTCCAAAGCCGCATCTGCCGCGTCCTGCTGATATGGGCGGAGTGTCATTTGACCACCCAATAGCTTGAAGGCTTGCCGCGATACGGCTCAAGATCGGCATTCGGGATCAGAGCCTTGACAGCCTTGGCATAGGCAATCGCGCCAGCCTTTTCGATCTTGGTCAGCTTGCGCCCGGCAAAGATCGTGTCCTTCTGACCAGAAATGCGAACCATATCAGCAAGCAATTCCTTCTTGCGTTCCTCTGCGCGGTCGATGGCCTCACAGATTTGGTCGTATTCAGCCGCGATCCGATGCGCCTCTGGCGTGTCGATGATCGGGCGCTTTGGCTCCAAGTGGATTGCAGGTTCTTCCCGCTCGGCCAAATACTCCGCATAAAACTGCCGCAGCTTTGGCAGGTTTTCATCTTGCCAAGAGCCGCTAAACATTACTTTTTCTATTGATGTTCCATTCGGAGACCATTGATAGAAATGCCACCAAGATCGATCAGTGACCCACAGCGAAAACTGCACTTGGTCAAAATAATGGGGCTGGTCAAAGATTGATTTAAACGCAGGCGTTTCATCTTTCCGCAGGCCAAACGGGCATTTGATTTCCAGACCACCACCGTCGCCAATCAGCCCATCTGGACTGCATCCGGCCCAGTCCTCGCAAGTGATAAACCCGACAGCCTCAACGGCGTTGCCCGTTTCCATGATGTATTCAGCCAGCGCCCCAGCCTCATTGCGCGTGCCGTATTCGGTGGCGATGTTGCCTTCAAACTCTGGCTCTGCCCCGACCCATTCCCGCACCATGCGGCGCATCACGTCGTCGCGCGTGGCATATGGCGCATTGCCCAAGATTGCCCCCACAGACGATGCTGTGATACGGCCTCTACGTGCTGCGTGCCATTCTTCTGTCCGCTGTTCCAATTTTGGCTCCTGTGTGTTTTGATGGTGTTGCCAGCGCCGCGCCTCTGAATGCTCAGGGTAATCGGCCACTCCCACCTTCGTGGCGCTGGCAACTTTGTCCCGGCTTAGATCAACCAGACCGGAGCAAACGGAATTTCATCGTCAACCAGTCCGGGCTTGGCATAACCGCCACCTCGCTGAGTGCCGAAGTCATCACGCGATCCAGTTGCTGCAGGAGCACTATTGGTCGGCAGTGGCTTGGCCTCGGCAACGTGAATGTCCTTCGACGCTTTAGATGCCACCGCTGACACCCAGTTGCCATGCATCATACCGCCGTTTCGCGTGTCCGGCATTGACCAGATCATCATAGTAGCGACCATCGGCTTGTTGGTCAGGTGCAGCAGATCATCGTTGGTCGGGCGGCCCGGCTTTGCAGTCAGCTTACCGCCTGCATTGGCGTCAATGGCTGCCAGCATCTTGCGGGCTTTGTCGCGCTTTTTCAGGCCGGACGCCTCGTCCTTTGAACTTGGGTCCATGTCCATGACCCACAGCTTGTGGAACACCTTGCGGTTCTTGTATTCCTCGGGCGCAAGGACAGTCCAGCGTGCCGAGATAAACTCCTCGCCAGTGGGCTTCATCTCCCACTTGCATTCGTCAATCATGGCCAGCACCGACGACCCTGCCGGGATCGGATCCATGTTGCCCGACGGCACCTCATATTCGGTGCCAGTGTTTGCGGCTGTTTCGCCGTCGCTCAAATCCCAAAAGCCCATCATTCGGCTCCTTCTTCAGTGTTAAGTTTTACTCCGCCAAGCGACGGGATGACTTTTGCCAGTGGGTTTTCCCCGAGGTGGTAATCCAAAGGCTCGGTGATGCCGTAGCGGTTCTTGGACACGTTGGCCGCCGTGGCGTGGCAGACCATTTCCAGATCGCCCGTGCTGATGGCCTTTTTGCGGTCGCCGTCCTCGCCCTTGGTGTAGGTCACAAGGCGCAGGAACCCGACAACATCAACGTCGTCGGTGTAGGGCGGCTGCGACTTCGGCGGCAGGCGCAGGGTCCAGCGCATGTAATCGTCAACGTCGGGCAGCTTCAGCGTTTCCACATCAGCGTGCGCCACGAAGACAACGTGCATCCCGCGCTTTTCGTTTGCCAGCCCAGCGCCTTTGCGGACGCGCTGGTGCATTGCAGACACCGCAGCCGTGCCAGCGCCGTAGCCGCCGAGGGCTTGGTTGATGCTCTTGGCCTTCGGGTCTTGCGCCAGAACATCGGCCACGAACAACCGCTCTAAAGCAGTTACGCTGTCGATCACCAGAGTCTGGTAATCGTGTGGCTCGTGGATCACGGCAGTGATTTGCTCCCAAAGCTGCGATGCGCTTTGCAATAGCGGGAACGCATCAGGGCGCTTGTCTACTGGGATGGCTTGCATCCCATCTTCTGCACGAATGAAAATCGGCTTCGGAAATGCCGCTGCAAGGCTTGTCTTGCCTCGCCCAGCATCTCCGCAAACTGTCACAATGACAGGCCGGTCAACCGGCTTGCGTGCTAACTCCATGATTGACATGGATCGTTCCTTTCATGTTTGGCACCTTGTGCCTCGCCTGACCGGGGCAGGCTCTCAACCCGGTGACTTGACATTGCATTGTGCGCTAGAGTATGTCAAGAGGGCATAGACGCACAAAGGAGGAGTTTTTTTACATGATGACGTTGGCCCATATCAGGTGGTGTTTAGAGGATCGAAAGCTAGATGTTGTGGCTAGTAAGACTGGCGTGCATCGCAACACGCTGTCTGCGATCCGCGATGGCCGTAACGAAAACCCGACGCTTCGCACCTTAGAAGCTCTATCGGAGTATTTTGAAAATCAGTGGGACAGGGTTGTCAAATGACCCACGATCCTGATTTCCCTGCGCCTGTTCGGCCTGCGCGCCCGGCGCATATTGTTTCGCAGGCGGTTGTCTATCTTGACACGCTGGCAGAGCAAGACCCCGAGGCTGTTGCATGGGCTGCTTATGATTGGCTGAACATCCGCGCGGCTGGCTTGCCACTTCTGCCGCTTATTGACGGCACTGCCCGCGATGACGCAAGGTTCTGGGCTGAGACCGCCAACCCGTCAGAACTTGAGTGCTATGCGCTTGCCGCTGTTGATCGGCTTGGCGGCATGAGCGGTGGCCATGCGCTGTTTGCTTCTCGGCAGATCAAGCGTCTTGCTGGCTCGCTTTGGCGGCGCATGTCGCCTAGCGAACAATCGGCCTTTGCAAAATGGGCCACAGATCAAATGGAAGGTCAGAAATGAGTGCCGACGATTTCGCAGACTTTGAGGCGGGCTATAACGGTGCCAAGTTTGGGCAATCACCTCAATCCGGGCAAGCCTATTCACAGGACGAGTTTAGCGCAGAAGACTTCGCACCGCCCGCGCCAGAAGCCCCTGAGCGCAACGACCGCTTCCCGCCACCCTTCCCTCTCGACGGCCTAGACCTTCTCACCCCGCCCGGCTTTGTCGGTGATGTGGCCGCGTGGATCGACAGTCAGTGCCGCTATCCTCGCCGTCGCTTGGCCGTGGCATCTGCTATTTCTGCCATTGGCAACATCGGCGGCCTTCGCCACGAAGACCTGCGCGATGGCGTCACAGCCAACATGCTGGCCTTTTGCGTGGCCGCCAGCGCCACCGGGAAAGAAGCTGTTATGCAGGCCCTGACCGATCTGCACATTGCGGCGGGCGTGCATTACGCGCTGCAAGGCGGCATCAAGTCCGAGCAAGAGATCATGCGGAACTTGATCGAACACCAGTCGGCTTATTACATCATCGATGAAATCGGCATTTTTCTCATCAAGGTTCGCAATGCCCAGAAGCGGGGCGGTGCTGCCTACCTTGAGAGTGTGTTCGGCGCGATCATGTCGGGCTATTCCAAAGCCAACAGCCGAATGCTTTTGCAGGGCGACACCAAGCGCGACCTTCGCAAAATGTTTGGCGGGATGCTGGCCAAGGCTGAAGATGATGGCCGCGATGATCTAATCGCCCGCGCTCAGCGTATGCTAAAGATGGTGGACGAAGGCCTTGACCGCCCGTTTCTTTCCGTTGTCGGCTTCACAACGCCCGGCACCTTCGATCAGATCATGGACGGCGAAACAGCAACGCAGGGCTTCGTGGGCCGCGCGATCATTGTAGCCGAAACAGATAACAACCCAGAAGAACGAGAGAACTTTCGCAAGCGCCCGATGCCGGAAAACCTTGCCATGAGGCTGGCGCAGATTTTTCACGGCGGCAACTTTGACGTGATGAACAGCGGAGGGCGGGTGGAATATTCCGGCGACCGCGAACCCGTCAAGACCGACGACGACGCCAGCGAAATGCTCCGCAAGGTTTCCAAGTGGCTACACGCCTATGCCGAGGAGATGGGCGAGAACACCGGCGAGGCGTCTGTGGCAATGATCCGCCGCGCCTATGAATTGGTGGCCAAGATCAGCTTCATTCTGGCCATCCCAACGGCGCAGAGAACCGCCGAGCATGTGCGCTGGGCCTTCGCCTATGTACGCGCTGAACTTGATGCCAAGATCAAGTTGGTCTTTGCCAACGACAACTCCAAGGACCGCCCAGAGGAAGCCATCGCCGCCCGCGTCATCAATTACATTGACCCAGACAAGGGCGCATCAACCAAGGTTCTGGCAAATCGAATGCACTTAAAACCAGAGGCGCTTGAGCCGATCCTGAACAAGATGGTGAGCGCAGGAATGATCCGCCGCGAAGACGGCAAGCGAAAGCGGGCAGGAAAGGTTCCAGACCTGTGGTTCGTGGTGTGATTGGCTTATGTAGCAAAGTATCACGCTATATAGACCGCGTGATACTTTGTAAGTCACTGAAAACAAAAGGGAAATATGCTTATGTTGCTAAGTAGCAGAAATCGTCCACATAAGACATATTGTCACCACCAGAGAGGCCCGTATGTGGGGTATATGGG